ATTATTAAGTAAAAAAAAATAAAACCAACTGCGAACTTTAAAACAAATTGTATAAAATATATTTGTTCGTGTTTATATTGTGTTTTAACGCTATTAAGAACGTTTAAATCGTTTTAAAACAAATTTAATTATTCTTTGTGCGATAATTTTCCACAAACGCCCCGTCGCGTTAACTTTCACCTCAATACCTTCAGAGGTTTTTTTAATATCAATATCAATCTTTTTGCCGTCGTAATGGAACTCTTTGTTTAAATCGTCTTTTACTACCTTAATATCAATGTTTTTCGTGTCAAGTTCAAATTTCAAATTTGTACCGTCTTTTTCTAAATTAATATCTACGTTTTCAGTATTAATTTTTACTACTTTTTTCTTTGCCATTTTAAAATTCATTTATTAAACATATTGTAACTTTTGCTTGATCTTTTGCCATTTTTATCATTCGTTCGTAATCCAGATTATTATTTAAAACCAAACATCCTTCCGACCATCCGCCAATTTGCGTTGCCACTTGCTGCGATCCTTTATTGTAAGTCGCGCCGTGAATATTCATATTAATAATATCCGTTTTAATTTCAGTTGTTGGATTCGTTTTAAGGTCGTTTGTAAAGTCGCGTCTATACGGAATACCTTTTACTTGTCGTAACGCTGGCATTTTGCCCCTGTGCAAGCCGTATGCGTATGAATCATAATACCATGCGCCTGTTTCCATTACCGCAGTTCCTTTATTTCCTTTATTTGTTGTGCAACTTGTTACAAACTGAAATTGGTTAAATTTCCAAATGTAAACTTTATCATCAAAAACATTATTTTGATCTTCATTCGAGCGCACAAATAAAAGCCAAATATTGGGCGGTAACGTTTTAAACGTGTCTAAACTCATTACTTTGTCAAGTAACTGTTGATCGGTGTAATTTTTTACGTTTGTCATATTATTTTTTATGCTAATTTACGCTTTTTTTCATTTGGTAAAATTCCAACTGTTTTTTGTTGATCCGGGTTCGCTTTTTTGTTTTGCTGTATTTCATTTTGCCTATCTAAACACGCAAATAAACGCGCTTTTAAGTCCTGAACTTCAAAATGTGTGTAACTTAGCCACAAAGCTAAAACACCCAAAGCTCCGTGTTTTTTAATTATAGCTAAAAATTGATTTATTGGTGTCATATTTCAAAGGGTGGAATTGGTTTTGGTTCGTAAATAATAATTTCTAAATCTTTTACCCAAAAAAACGCTTCATTTGTACAAAATTCAATTTCCTCAACTGAAATAATCCAATTATTATTAACATCTTGAATAGGATTAAAAAAAGAATCATTGTCAAATTGCTGTCCTTGTAATTCGTTTTTTTGTAATAAACTAAGTAAACCTACAAAGTTATATTTATTGTCTTTTAAATCGCTTAATTTCATATTTGACGGCCTAAGGTTGTTTGAAACGTTTGAACTGTTGTATATAAATTAGTTGCTTCAGTTGAATTTAAACCAGTTCCAATTGTAGATATTGCAATTTGTTTATCTGAAAATCCAAAAGTAGAACCTAATTGATTAACGCCACTTAATGAAAAATTACAATTTGAAAATCCTAATTGTAAAGAAGTACCACTTAAAACATTAACTCCATTTTTATATAAAATTTGTGTTGCACTTCCATTTGTACCACCACAATAAAAACCTCTTGAATCTGTTTCTGAATTAGCAGTATCGTAGTTGCTACCAATAGAAATATATCTATTATTATTTGAATACCTTGTAATTATACCAGTAAATTTAATGCCTATACTATAATTATCTGCATTCCCTATTTCGTAAGGAAATCCAACATTTGAATTTGTTCTACTATATAAAGAAAGAAAAAAACTATTTAAACTACTTGCCTGTGATGTAGGATTAAATTTAGTATCCATGTATGCGTTAATTCCATTAGGTTGTGCGCCATTACTTGAATGCGTCCAGCCTCCGACAAATACCCCTCTAAATGCAGCGTCTAAATCGCGCGGATCTTTCAAATTGAATTTATGCGTCGAAGCCGTTCCTCCTACCATTGGATAAATTGCGTTTAATTTACTCCAAATCGAATATGCTTTTAAATCAACTACCAAAGTATTAATTGCGGTTTGTTCGGTGGGGTCTGTTATTGCTGCCGCTGTAATAAACGCTTGCGCATCTGCATCTATTGTAATTCCAACAATATTAGTTAAACCTGCATAACTTTTACCGTGTGAATCACCCCACCCGACCGCGTTGCTTGCACCTTGCCCCCAGCTTATAGAATTATTTGCGGCTCCATCTCCCCAACCGTTACTATTTGGCATTTTTTTCCTTATTTAATTTAACTAAATATGCTTTTAACTTTTTTACGTTTTCAGCCTTGGGCGTGTAAAATTTTTTTAAATGAACCATCCTGTATAATTGTTTTGTGTACTTGGAAACATATCTCCGTTTGAATTGGTATTATATTCTGGAAATAAATCGTTATTGAAACTAATATAATCAATAAACCTTTCCGTATAATTTTGAGCAATCATTAATTCTTTTTGTACTAAATAATCTATTTCGTTTTTTTCTACGTTAGTCGAATTTTCGGAATTGTGTTTATAAACTCCTTTGTTTGCTATTGTGTACGCTGCAAATGGTAAAAATTGCGACATTGCAAAATGAATTAACATCGGTTTTACATACGCAACTAATAAATTATTGTAATCTGTTGGTATTGTATAAACTGAATCTATTGTAATTTCCGCATCGTCGTTTCCGCCGTCAATTATTGCCGTGTCTCCCGCTGCATAACCCGTTCCTGCGTCGTCAATATTAGCAACGGTAATTAATCCACCACTCGCGGTAATATCTACCGTTAAACCCGTTCCCGTTCCCGCTGCCGTTGTTGTTATACCCGTTGCCGTTGTGTAACCTGTTCCCGCGTTTGTTATTGAAATCGCTGTTGGTATTCCTGAATTTGCTAAAATGATTTCAGCTTGTAATTTCTGAAGTAGTTGCGTTCCTAAAACTCTTTGTATATCAATATCTTGAGCAATTTTTACCCATTGAATAAAATTATCGGTATCTACATTACCGTTTAACGCTGTAAATTTAACAACGTCGTTTCGTGTTATTAATAATGCTTCAGCCATTTTATTCTTGATTTTCTTTTAACATACGACCACCCGTGTTTGGGTTGTTTGGGCTAAATCCTTTTAACGGTAATTGGTTAGGATAAAAAGAAACTTCATAAGGATTTGTAACTTTGTAACCTTTTATTTCAGCTTTACGCGTTGCGATTTCTTCGTAACCTTTTTCAATAGCGTTTAAATCTAACATAAAAGTAACCCTTGACCATTTGTGGTGGCATCGCGCACCACCTTTGAATTTAAAAATATCGTAGGTATTCGCGCCGAATTCACCCCAACCAGGATTGACGGCTTTTTTACTCATTGCGTCAATATCTTCTTTTCTGAATAAACGATCTTCGTTTAACATCATAGCTTTGCAAAAATCTCTTTCTGGGTTTTTATTTCCCGTGTATTTATACCGTACTTTGAAATATTTTAAATCACCTACTTTTTTGTCCTGTACGCTCTTTAATTTCGGTTGTGGGCTTCCTGTTTGTACTAAGTTAATAAAGCGGCTTAAAAGCGTTGTTTTAGGCTCTAAATCGGTTTCAGCTTTAATTAATTGTAAGTCTAAATCTTCGTCGTTTTCTGAATCTTCGCGTTCGTCTACTAAAATCCAGTTTTCGCCTAATTGGTTTGAATCAACTTCGGCTAAAATTTCTTCTAAATCAGTATTTATTTTTTTTAGTTCCGTTCCTGTTTCTTCAATTACTTGTTCCTCAGTTATCGCGTTTTCTAAATCCACGAATTCCAACGGTTGTAATGTTCTAAAAAATAACTTTAACGCAATTCCGTTAAACGCTAAAACTTTATCAAAGCATTCAATTATTTCTTGCTGAAATGGACGTATAACCATATTGTCGAAAAGTATTGTTGAATTTTTTAATTCATCTGCATTTGAACTAAATCCGCTTGTTGTTGCTATTCCAAATAACAAAGGACTTGTTACATTGTGTCCTAACATTATTTTTCGTAAACATTCTTCGCTTAAATACGTGTAATGATCCGGCGCATCGTTTAATGGAATATCATCAACCGTTGTTTTACTTTCTGCATTTTGATTAAATGCAACGATTACTTTTTGCCCACGCGAACCCGTTAATTTATTTAAAACTTTTGAAGTAATAATTTCTTGCTGCTCTTCGCTCGGTAAACCGTTATTAAAATTTACAACTTTAGTTCCAGAAAAACCGTTTTGAACTTCGTTAATTAAATAATCTGCCACCTCTTCCTCTAACAAAGCGTATGGAATAGAACCTTGATAATCTGGATAGGAGTAATATTTCATTCCAACGCTATAAGGCCTGCAAAATAATATTTCTATTTTGTCATTTGAAAAACCAAACGCTGGAATTCTTGTAGGTGGATATTTTTTTAAATCTAACCAATTATCAGAATAATAATAAGCTTCAATTTCTCCATCTTTATTGCATTTTTCAGCACGTAATAAATTAACGGGTATATGATAAACTTTTAAAATCTTTTTATGATCCGCCGAATAATGAACTTGAATAGCAAACTGACCTAACATTTTGCGATCTAAAACAATTTTTCGTACACAATCAGGATTAAACAAAACCATCATTTGAGCGTACTCATTTGGCTTTTTGCTTGCGTCTAACGCACTTAATCCACGTCCGTAAACTAATCTACTAATATTGTTTATTATCGCGTTGTTCGTTGTTGAATTCGTGTATCTATCTATTAAAAAATTATAATAATTATTGTCAATTCCAAATTCCACCCAATTTTCCCGATTTGATTCCTGAATTACGGGCGTTGTATAGGAACTTAAATTTAAAACGTGTATATTATTCATAAACTATAAATTCATTTGATGTACTGTTTGAAACATACTGACCGTTATTTACGGAAAATGTTACTAAATTTTGATTAGTACAAAATATTTTATCTTTGTAAACTGTTTGATTTCCGTCTTTAATTGTTAAAATATAAAAACGATTTTCTACTAAATTAAATGTAGATTGCAACGTACTGTAATAATCGCCCTCCGTAAAAGTGTACGTGTCAATTACTACTGTTTTATTTGTTAATTCATCTGTAATTTGAACTAAATCAAAATTTGAACTTCGTGGAATAAAGTTAAATGTTTGTGGCGTTGTAGTAGTAGTTAAAACAATCATATATATATAACTAAAAAAGTTCAATTTTGATCCAAATAAAAAACCCCCACTATAAAGTGAGGGTAATTTATAAAGTAATATTGTTTTAAGAAACAACTAGTGCATTGTTTGCAGTGTCGTTAAACAATATTTTTAATTCCTCTTCGGTTGTACATTCTAAGAAGTTAGCTGGTAATTTTTCCATCGCAGTAAATGTCAAATTATAACCGTTAAAATCACCCATCGCAGTGCCACTTGAAACAGTGCCGGTAGTAACATCGCATCCTTGGTCTAATCCCGCTAAAAAGTATTGGTGATCTCTTGTTTCAACCACAATTCGTGGACGTCCATAAGCTAACAATTTAACGTTTTTATGCGTTATAGCGTCTTGTTTCTTTAATTGTATTGTTAATACTTGCTCAAAGAAAGTAGTACCATTATCACGCGACGTTTGAATAGTTTGTTCAAATCCGTTTGCTCCTTTCAATTCAAATTTATACAAAGAAAGTTGTGCGTCTGGTACCCATGCTTGAATAACGTCCGTATTTACGGCGTCATAGGTTGGGTTTGACGTGGTCGGCATCGGTAAATCGCCGTAATTAATAAAATAAATATTTAATAACCCTGAAATCGCGTCTTTGCACGCTTCCAGTCTTCCGTCGGATATATCGCAACTCATATTATTATTTTTTAAAAATTAAATTCCATAAGAAACAACATCCGAAGCAAAACCGTATTTCACATCTGCCGTAAATCTCATTATTACACGTACATTTTGCGAACCGTCATTTTCTGACATATCTATAATACGAACTTCATTCATAGAATTATCATTCAATAAACCAGTACCAAAATATAAGTTGGAAGTTTGCGCTAATAACGCCGTATTATTTGCAAGTCCATCAGCTAAAAAGATTTTTACACCGTCAAAATAAATATTGTTCAAAACTTGGTTTGTTCCTTTATTATCGTAACCGTTTGCTCCAACTCCACCCGCAGCAAAGCCACCCAACGCACGAACATACGCTCTATAAATGTTGTTTGAAACATACAAAGTTAAATCCTCTTTACCGTACAAAGCCGCTGGTAAAGCATCAATTATTAAACCTAATTGAGCGATTACGTTTGTAGCATCTACTGTTGTACCCGCAATTTTTTGACCTGCTGGTAAAGCTGTATCAACATCTAATTGTGTCATAATTCCCGCGAACTGACCCGCATTAGCATCAACACCTTGCCAAATTGAAGTTTCAATACCCGCAGCAACTTTTTCCGCAGCGTGCGCGATTAAAAAATCTGCAAATGATTTTGGCAAAACATCGAATGCTGAATAACCCATTTGAATAGCATCCCAATCCGATCTAAAGTCAGTTTTACAAAGTTGTAAGTTAACTTGAAATGATTCTGGTTGTAAGATTTTTTCAGTTAATGTAATTGTACTTGTTGGGTCAAAATCACAAGTTGCATTTTTAATAATATTGTCCGTAGCTACTCTTTTAATAACTTGTTTGAACTTTACGTTAGGCATAATAGTAATACCGCCTTTTTCTAACGTTGGAGCGCTTAACAAAGCCGCTGCAATGTATTTCCCTGCTGACTCTCCAGCGTACGTCGTTGTAATTGACGTTGTTGTACTTAAATTAATGTTTTTCATTATATAAATTTTTAAAGATTAAACTGCTGTAAATGTAATTGCGCCTGCTGTTGTTCCTACTCCTGAAGCGTACCAATTAACACCGTCGCAATGTAATTGAATAAAATCCCCGATTGTGTCGGTTGCGTGTGCGAACGTAATTGTATTTTCATTTGCTCCCGGTACGTTAACTGAATTCACAATTGCCCCTCCTTGAATAACATTTGAAGCCGCTAAAATTGTCCATGCAGTTGTGGCGAATAACGCTTGTACTGTAAATCGGAAATTTAAACCCGCTGAAGTTGCCACCGCTGGTAAAGTAATTTGTGCGCCCGCTGCTGCATTCAAAGAAAAATGTCTTCCTGAATCCGCCGCTGTTAAAGTAGTCGCTGCGCTTATTACTGAAGTTTGTACTAATTGACGTAATTCGTCATTTGAAATCGATACTAATGTTGGCATTTTTTTTTATTTTAAAATTATTATTTACTTATTTAATTTGTCTAAAACTGAATCCATAATCGTGCGCGGTTTTTTTGGAGCTAATCTTGTTATTTCGATAGGGTTGTTATTTTCTGGATTAAATGAAATAGGTTTTACTTCGCTTAATTCTGTTTCTTTAACTTCGTTTATTTTTGCTAACTCCGCTTTTAACTTTTCGTTTTCAGTTTTCAAGGCTTCAATTTCTGCAAAGAAAGTTTCTTTAACTACGCTTTCAATAGTTTTTTTAGGTGCTTCTTTTGCGGTTTCCATTTCCTCTTTCTTTTCAGTTTCTACTACAACTTCCTCTTCAACTTCAGGTGCTTCAACTTCCGTTTCCATTTCTTTAATTTCGGAAATAATACCTTCGTTTTCTACTACTAAAATTCTTCCGTCTTCCATTTCGTATTCTCCAACGGGTACTGGTATTTTTTGTTCGTCTTCTGTTACAATAACAATTTCCATTTCGGGTTCAAATGTATCAGCTTCAAAAACTGTTACTCCATCCGCTAACATCATTTGCTCCAATTTTACTTCCATTCCGAGTAAAGTTTTGATTTGGTTTATTAGACTATTTTTCATTTGTGTTTATTTAACTTATTAACTTTTGTTATTTTAATTTGTTCCCTTTTTAACCGTTTTCCCTTACCGTAGTTCGCACACCGTTAGTTTCTGTTACCGTAACATTTTGTGGCGGTACGCTTGCCGTTTGCCCTATTCCTTGCGCTTGTAAACTACCGTCGCAACATTTGGAACTGTAACTTCCGTTTTTACATAAACATCCACGTTTACCACCTAACGGACTCACTTTACTTTGTGTTCTCATAATCTAAAATCAATTCTTTTAGCTTGTTTAACATCGCTTCATCTTCATGCGCGGCCATATCATATTTATCGATAAAATAACCTTCGATTGAAAAGCCTTTTACTTCACCAGATTTTACCTTTTTCCAAATTTCGTCGTTGTTTACTTTCATGGAAATCATCCAAGTTCCCTTTGGTAAATTAAAGTTGTATAATCGGCTTTTATCCGTTTTTTCGTCGTCTATTATCCAGCTTTCAACTACACTCATCCCCTCTAACATTTTCTTTTCATGTTCGATCGTAGCGTTGTTTTGGTTTGATCGCATCAAAAATAATTCGCTTGCTTTTCGGATTGTGTCTTTACTAAAAAATATGTAAAATTCTTTGTCTTTAATACGTCTGTAAATTTGTTTATTTGGAATCAACGCCGCTCCCATTAAAATACGCTTTTCGGCATCAACCTCTTTTAGTTCTATTTTGTGTTCGTTTAACGCTACAAAGTTTTCCTCTATTGCTGGGCTTTCAACAACTGAAACGGCATTAATTCCCATTTCTATTTTTGTTTCGTCTATTAATAGTTCTATAATTTCAAACTTTTTCATATATTTTTAACTTAAAAACTTGAATTTTGTACCCTATTTCTGTCTAACGCTTGTTGGCTTGTTACTTGTCCACTAACTACATAAGCCATCGTTGGTTGTTGTTGTAATTGCGCTAATTGATTAATTCCGTTATTTCCTACCGTGTTAAATTGTGGCGTTATAGAACCACCACCACCACCACCACCACCACCTGAAGCACCGCTTCCAGAATCCCCACCGCCTTCAAACTTTTGGGATGCTATTTTTTTAACATTTAATAAACCCGCCGTAATTGCTGCGGCTGCTGAAATTGCACCAAATATTGGATTAATAGCCGAACCACTTGCAAAGGCAGCGTTTGCCGCTTTGTACGTGTCAATAGTTGCGCCTGCTATACTAACCGCCTTTTGAATTTGAAACGCTTTCTTTTGTTGTGTTTTACTTTTACCCGCAAATAAATCAGTAAGATTTGATATAACTTGTAACGTGTCTTTTGCCGCGTTTAATCGTAAATCATTTAATTCTTTTATTCTTTCAGCCTCTTTTTGATCCGCTTCAGCTTTTGCAATTTTTTCTTCAGTACGGTACTTTTTATTTATTGCTGCGTTATCTTTATTGAATTTATCGGTTAAAGCTTTTTGTAATTCCGCATTCGTTTCCGCTAATTCATATTCTTTGTCGTATGCTATACCTAAATCTAATAATTCTTGTTCCTGTTGTGAGTTTTTTACTTTTTGTAGCGCATACCATTGTTCGTCCTGAAGTTTAATTTTATCTTCCAAGGCTTTTGCTGCTGCTTCTTTGTCTAATTTATCGTATTTGTCGTTAATTTTTTGTTCATCTATTTTTCTGCTTATAACCGCTTGCGCGTTTAATGCTGCTAATTTCTTTACTTTGTCTATGTCGTTTTTAAATTCTGTTTTAGCATCTTCTTCTTTACGTTTATATTGTAAGTCTAACGCGTCTAATTCTTTTTGGCGTCCTTCGTCTTTTATTCGTAAACTTTCATCTTCTAAACGCCTTGTAATATCTATTTTTGTTTTGGCTGTTTTATTTTCTGACTTAATAC